CTGGGGAACGGGGCAAAGCAGCAAGAGCAAGGTGGAAATGTTAATGAAACCAGGACTATACGCAAATATTCATGCTAAACGGGCTAGGATTAAAGCCGGTTCAGGCGAAAAGATGGCTAAAAAGGGTGCAGAAGGCAGACCCAGCGCACAAGACTTTAAAGACGCTGCTAAGACTGCCAAGCCTACTCGTAAAGAAATGATTGCTTCTAAGATGAAGGATATGTAATGAAACATATGAGCCGAAGCTACAAGAAAGAAGATGCCATGCTTAGACCTGAGCATGAGTCTACGCTTGAGAAACAGCAAAAAGAGCGTATGAAACCTAAACCACAAGAATTAGCAGTAGGTGGTAAAGGTGACATCCTCAATAGAAAGACCAATGAGCGCATGAAGCGTAAGGTAGCGTTACTTGCCGCGATGAACAAGATACATGACGCCGATATAGCGTGATAGAATAAAAGCATTACTATTCAAATACTTGGATATATATGCAAATCAAAGATGTTGCTGTAGATAAGTTAATCCCTTACGCAAAGAACAGCAGAACCCATAGCCCTGAACAAGTAGGGCAAATTGCCGCCAGCATTAAAGAATTTGGGTTTAGAAACCCTATATTGGTAGACGGGGTCGGCATTATTGCTGGGCATGGCAGATTAATGGCCGCCCAAAAACTAGGGTTAGACAAAGTTCCCACAATTGATTGCTCAGATATGACTGAAAGCCAAAAGAAGGCTTACATCATTGCTGACAATAAGCTGGCATTAAACGCAGGGTGGGACACGGCCATGCTATCAATTGAAATGAAAGACCTAGAAGATGAAGGCTTTGACCTTGCATTGTTAGGGTTTGACGATAAAGAACTAAACGCATTGCTTGAGCCTGAAGTAACTGAAGGGCTAACAGACGAAGATGCTGTGCCTGATATTCCAAAAGAGCCTACAACTAAACTAGGCGACATATATATCCTTGGAAATCATAGGCTTATGTGCGGGGATAGCACAATGTTGCATGATGTTGAAAAGCTGATGGTTGGCGTTTATCCTGATTTAATACATACAGACCCCCCATACGGCATGAACGCTGTAAGCAAATCATCGGTATTAAAGGCAAATTACGGCACAGACATTATGGGTGACGATAACCCTGATGTGGCTAAAGATGCATTTAATTTGATAAACGGCTTATATCCTGATGCCAAACAGATATGGTGGGGTGCAAATTATTACTGTTCCGTATTGCCTGACAGCGAATGTTGGCTGGTATGGGATAAAAACAATGGTCAATCAGACCAAACTGATTGTGAACTTGCATGGGCAAACTTCAGAAGTGTTGTTCGTCAATTTACCCAAGCATCAGAAAAGACTAATCGGGTACACCCAACCCAAAAACCTGTATCTTTGATGGAATGGATTATCAAACGATTCAATCTGTCATCCAAGACAATTGCCGATTATTTTGGTGGGTCAGGGTCAACCCTCATTGCGGCTGAAAAGAATGGGTTACAGGCATTTATTATGGAATTTGACCCTAAATTTTGCGATGTAATTGTTAAGCGTTGGGAAGATTTTACTGGAAAACAAGCTATTTTAGCGGAGTTATAAAAATGGCTGAAAAAGGTAGACCCCCACATAAACCGACAAAAGACACCCAAGAGCAGGTTAAACGCCTTTCTGCGTTGGGTTGCCCACATGAGGACATAGCAACACGGTTAAAGATTAGTGCCGATACCTTGGTCAAGTATTACAAGGATGAGTTAGACGAAGGGCGTATAGACGCCAATGCTGCCATTGCAGGCACATTGTTTAGCCAAGCCAAGAAGGGTAATACCGCTGCGGCTATCTTTTGGTTAAAGACAAGGGCTAGATGGAAAGAAACCCAAGTAAATGAGGTAACTGGCGCTGATGGTGGCGATTTAAAAATATCTTGGGCAGATGAGTAGGGTAATTAAGCTCAAATACCGCCCTAGAAGCGTTTTTGAGGACTTTCACAAGCGTACACAGCGTTGGGCTATTGTTGTGGCACACAGGCGTTGTGGCAAGACCGTAGCGTGTATTAATGACTTAATCGTCAAGGCATCGCTAGAAGGCAAAAAAGACGGTAGATATGCCTATGTTGCCCCGTATTACAGCCAGGCTAAAAACATTGCTTGGGACTACTTAATGCGATTTGCCGAGCCTGTATTGGCTAAGGCTAACCAATCTGAGCTATGGGTAGAACTTATTAATGGCAGCCGTATAAGGCTATTTGGTGCTGATAATCCTGATGCGCTTAGGGGTTTATACCTAGATGGCATTGTTTTAGACGAATATGCCGATATGCGACCAAGAATATGGGGCGAAATCATACGACCTTTACTAGCTGACCGCATTGGTTGGGCTGTATTTATTGGTACGCCTAAAGGCCACAATGCTTTTTGGGACTTATACAACAACGCAAGCAAAGATGACCGTTGGTATGTTAGAACCCTTAGAGCAAGCCAAACGGGGTTGTTACTAGACGCTGAATTAGTTGATGCTGCTAAATCTATGTCACAAGACCAATATTTACAAGAGTTTGAGTGCGACTTTGAATCAGCCATACTTGGGGCGTATTACGGCAAAGAGATGCGGCAGCTTACCGACCAAGGCAGAATTACCGAAGTTAAGCATGACCCTATGTTTAAAGTGCATACGGCATGGGATTTGGGGTATTCAGACGATACCGCTATATGGTTCTTTCAGGTTATACATGGGGAAATCAGGCTATTGGACTACCATTATTCCAATGGGCAACCAGTCGCTTTCTATGCCGGCATAGTGGAATCAAGGGAAATGGAACGGGGTTATGAATATGGCTATCACTACCTGCCCCATGATGCTAGAGCCAAGACTTTAGCTTCTAATCGCTCAGTAATCGAGCAGCTAGGCGATAAGCTACCCGTCAAAACCCTACGCATAGTTCCAAATTTGGGACTGCAAGATGGTATTCAAGCAAGCCGTTTAGCCTTGACTAGAGCTTGGTTTGACCATAAATGCGAGGATGGCATTGAATGTTTGCGTCAATACCAACGGGAATATGACGAGGACAAGAAGGTATTTAGAGATAAGCCAAGGCACGATTGGACAAGTCACGGTGCGGATGCTTGGCGGTATTTGTCTATCGTATGGAAAGATGAAGCCAAGATTGTCACCAAGGATGAACCAATTAAAGGACTGTTTATTGGCAAGACCGATGTAACAATTAATGATATGTGGAAAGAAACTAAGACAAAAATGAACCAAAGGTATTAACTTTAGGTAAAATAAGACAACATTTCGCCAAAATCTTCAACATTAGGGCAACATTATGGCAAACGATAAAGCTACGGTTAATCACACATACGAGGATTGGTACAAAACAATCGGTGGATATGAGCGTCAATACAAGCGTTGGGAAGCTAGAGCAGACCGAATCGTTAAGAAATACAAAGACGATAGCCGCTATGACCGTAACCCTAATGCTCGCTTTAATATCCTTTGGTCAAATGTACAGACGATTCAACCAGCTATCTTTGCCCGACTGCCTAGACCCGATGTAAGCCGTAGATTCCGTGATAACGACCCGATTGGTCGTGTAGCGTCAATGATGCTAGAACGGGCTTTAGAGTTTGAGATTGAGCATTATGGTGACTATAAGTCTGCAATGAACAACGCAGTCCTAGACCGTCTTTTGGGTGGTCGTGGTGTATCTTGGGTGCGTTACGAGCCACACTTTGCAGTCGATGAAGTAGGCGAACCCGATGATGGATTCCAAGTAACCGAAGATTCAGACGAAGCAGAAACGCCTGAAGGCATGGAGAATGAGAATCCTGAGCGTATTGAGTATGAGTGCGCCCCTGTAGACTATGTGCATTGGAAAGAGTTTGGACACTCGCCAGGTGCTAGAACATGGGAAGAAGTAACTTGCGTATGGCGTAAGGTTTATATGTCACGCTCTGCACTTGTTGAGCGTTTTGGTGAGGAAATGGGTTACAAAATCCCATTGGACACCAAGCCTTCTGACGATAAGAACTCCTACAAACCGATGGATGGCAACTACGAAGCCGTCATTTATGAAATTTGGGACAAAGAAACAGGTAAAGTCTTATGGCTTTCCAAGTCCTTAGGCAAGATTATTGACGAGCGTGATGACCCATTGCAACTTGAGTGCTTCTTCCCTTGCCCTAAACCCCTGTATTCAACACTCACAACGGATTCATTAGAGCCAATCCCTGACTTTGTAATCTACCAAGACCAAGCTAGGGAATTAGACACTTTATGTGACCGTATTGATGGCCTGATTAATGCCCTTAGAGTGCGTGGCGTATACGATGCGAGTGCTAGTGAATTGCAGCGTTTATTCTCTGAAGGTGAAAACAACACCCTGATTCCTGTAGATAACTGGATGGCTTTTGCTGAGAAGCAAGGCATGAAAGGGGCGATTGACCTTGTAGACATTACCCCATTTGCACAGGCTTTAGCCCAATGCTATACCGCAATGGAGCAAGTAAAGGGTCAAATCTACGAATTGATGGGTATTGCCGATATTCAGCGCGGTCAATCTAACCCCAATGAAACCCTTGGCGCACAGATTATTAAGTCTAACAACGCAAGTGGTCGATTAAAAACCATGCAACACGCAGTCGTAGACTTTGCAACTACCCTGTTAAGCATTAAAGCGCAGATTATTTGCAATCACTTTACCGATGAAACTTTGGTACAGATTAGTGGAGCAATGCAGTTAAGCCCACAAGACCAGCAGCTTATTCCCCAAGCCATTGCATTGTTGCGTAACGAATCGTCTAAGAACTTCCGTATTGAAGTAACTAGCGATTCCATGATTTATCAAGATGAGCAGCAAGAAAAGCAAGACCGAATCGCTTTCCTGTCATCTGTAGGTACATTCTTACAAACCGCTATGCCTGCCGTACAAGGCGCACCTGAATTAGCCCCATTATTGATGGAAATGCTCAAGTTTGGTGTAACTGCGTTTAAAGCCGGTAAACAGTTGGAAGGCATTATTGACCAAACAGCCGATGAAATCCGCACTCAAGCAGAACAAAGCAAAGGTCAGCCTAAGCCACCTTCACCTGAGATGCAGAAGCTACAAATGCAAGCGCAGCTAGAACAAGCCAAGATGCAGAATACTGCTCAATTAGAGCAATTAAAGATGCAGAACGCTATGCAGGTAGAGAAAGCCAAACAAGAGTACCAAGCTCAAGAGAATCAATTAAAGTTCCAACTTGAAGAACAACGCAATATGATGGACAGAGAGATGGAAGTTAAGGTAGCTCAGATGAAGATGATGACTGAGCGCAATACCCAAGTCTTGTTAGCCCATATTAACAACGGGGCAAAGATTGAAGTTGCCCGTATTGGTTCAGATGAATCCGATGGCGCAATGGCTTACATGACCGAAATGGACATGGCTAAGTCGATGGAATCCCCAATGCAACCGATTGCAGACGCTATTGGACAAGGAAATATGCAGATGGCACAGGCAATTTCAGCCTTGGTAGACACAATCAATGCTCAGCACAGTAGACCTAAAACGGTAATTAGAGGTCAAGACGGAAAGATTATTGGCGTACAGTAATGATTACACAAAAATTTCTTTTAGAGCATTTTGATTACAAGGATGGGCATTTGTATTGGAAAGCAATGCCTTATAAGCGTAATGACTTAATTGGGACAGAAGCTGGTACATTTGACGGTGACCGCAGGCAAATTACTATTAGCAAAAAACATTACAAAACACATCGTCTTGTATATTGTATGTTTCATGGATATATGCCGAACGAAGTAGACCATATTGATGGAAACCCATTAAACAATAAAATTTCAAATTTAAGACCAGCCACAAGGTCAGAACAACTTTGCAATACTGGATTAAGAAAAACCAGCAAAAGTGGTGTTAAAGGTGTTAGCTGGGATTCAGGTAGAAATAAATGGACTGTAGTTGTTACAAAAAATAAACAAACCATGTTTAGAGATAGATTTGATGATTTAGAGCTTGCACAGCTTGTAGCCATTGAAGCTAGAGATAAATATCATGGTTCTTTTACGAGGCATAAATAATGGCTATAACAGTCAAACATACTAAGGTTTCGCTAATACCTGACGGTGATGACACATCTGTAGTTAGACCAAGTGATTGGAACGCTGACCATACTTTAGTTGGCCTTGGTACGATGGCAGAGCAAAATGCCAATGCCGTAGCTATTACTGGCGGTACGATTAGCGGTGTAACAATCCCTGCATCCAACATTACCGGCACTCTTGGAGTTCCTAATGGCGGTACGGGTGCTACCACTCTGACAGGTTATGTAAAAGGTACTGGTACTGCCCCTTTAACCGCATCGGCAACCATTCCGAACACGGACATTACGGGTTTAGGCACAGCTTCTACTAGAGATGCAGGTGCAGCATTAGGCGTTGCTACCCTAGATGCTGGGGGTAAAGTGCCTGTTTCTGAACTCCCTGCCGCAGTATTGGGCGCACTTAGCTATCAAGGAACATGGGATGCAGCAACTAATACCCCTACTCTTACTTCTTCTGTTGGCACTAAAGGTTATTACTATGTGGTCAATGTTGCTGGTAATACTAACCTTAACGGGATTACTGATTGGCTTGTGGGCGATTGGGCAGTCTATAACGGCACAGTTTGGCAGAAGGTAGACAATACCGATGCAGTAACTAGCGTAAACGGTCTTACCGGCACAGTCGTATTGACCACAACCAATGTAGCCGAAGGTACAAACCTTTATTACACCGATGTACGGGCTAGGGCAGCAATTAGCGCAGGTACAGGCATTAGCTATGACAATGCCACAGGCGTAGTAACAAACGCTGCCCCTGACCAAACCGTAGTTTTAACGGCTGGAACAGGCATAAGCACTAGCGGCACTTACCCTAACTTCACAATTACCAACACTAGCCCATCTTTGGGTGGTGATGTAGTTGGGCCAGCAAGTGCTACCGATAACGCCATTGCCCGTTACGACACCACAACGGGTAAATTGATTCAAAACAGCGTAGTAACAGTAGGTGACACAGGCGCAATAACAGGCGTTACCACATTAGCGGCTTCTACAAGCGTTACTACTCCTATTGTTCAGGCTACCAATTCTGCTGGTTTAGCCCTTAGAAATTCCGCAGGTACTACCCAAATCAGTATGGGTGGCGGTGGTGGCGATAATGTCACTATTGCTGTAGCTACAAATATTAATGGTGCAAACGCACAAATTGATATTAGCCCTACGGGTACTGGTCATGTCCACATTAAGCCTACAGGCACAGGGTCGCTTGAAATTGCACCTACAAACGCTGGAACAATGAACAACATGGTTATTGGTGGAGTTACACCTTTAGCCATTACAGGCACAACCATTACGGCTACTAGCTTTGTAGGTTCAGGTGCAAGTCTTACTAATGTGGTTAATTCATTAACTGCAAGCACCGGCATCAGCGTATCAGGCTCTACTGGCGCAGTAACGGTCACAAATACTGCACCTGACCAAACCGTAGCGATTGCTAGTGGTACAGGCATAAGCGTTACTGGTACTTACCCTAACTTTACCGTAACCAATACAAGCCCAAGTTCAGGTGGTACGGTAACTAGCGTTGCTGCGCTGACACTTGGCACTACAGGTACAGACCTTAGTTCTACCGTAGTAAACAGCACTACTACCCCTGTAATCACCTTAAATGTACCTACGGCTTCAGCAGCCAATCGTGGTGCGTTAAGTAGTACAGATTGGACTACCTTTAACAATAAAGCCCCAGCCGTAACCTATACGACTAACTATGTACCTTTTGGTCAAGGCACGACTACACCGAACCAATCGGCTAGTTTTACTTACACCACAGGCACAGGCGCATTACGAAGCCCTGCGGTAGAAGCATCTAATGGCCTGGTAGTCAATAACATGACTATTGCTGCTAATTACAGTATTCCAAGCGGATATGCTGCTAGTTCTGTTGGCCCTGTTGTAGTATCGTCAGGGGTAACAATTACCGTTCCAAGTGGAAGTCGTTGGGTCGTTCTTTAAGGAATTACTATGAGCTTAGTCTTACAATCAAGCGGTGGTGGACAAATCACCATTCAAGAACCAACAACTGCTAGTAACTTTACGCAGACATTACCTGCTGCTAGTGGTGAAGTCATGGTTAGCGGTAATCAGCCAGCGTTTAGTGCTTATTTATCTGCAAATCAAAGCGTTACATCAAATGTGGCAACAAAAGTAACAATGGATACAGAAGAATTTGATACTAATAATAATTTTGCTTCAAATAGATTTACTCCAACTGTTGCTGGTTATTATCAAATTAATGGTGGTGTAAATTTTGGCGGCACTGGTATTTCTTACGCTTTTGTTGCTATTTATAAAAATGGTTCAGTTTATAAATATGGAAATATTCTTGGATTTACTCAAACTGCTCAATCGCTTGCCGTAGTTAATTCTATTGTTTATTTAAACGGCTCTACTGACTATGTAGAGCTATATGCTTTAGATATTGCTACATCTCCAATTTTTGTAGGCGGTTCTGCACCTACATATTTTAATGGTTGTTTAGTAAGGGCGGCATAAAATGACATTACCTGAAAAAATCATGGCTCTATATCCTAGCCTTACACAACAAGATTTTATGACTGTAATCCATTTACAAAACGATTCAGACGGTAAAGGCGATTACATTGCTAAATGGGAACACCCAACACTAGCTAAACCAACTGCGGAACAATTAGCATGAGTACAGTTAATGTCAATAGAGTAGTCGATGCAAGCGGTGGAGTTCTAGCACCCATTAGTTCAGTCATGCGGAATCGCATCATAAACGGTGCGATGGTTATTGACCAAAGGAACGCTGGTGCTAGTGTTACTGTGACCTCTGATTTTACATTTTCAGTAGATAGATGGATGATGCGTAATACCGCTTCATCAAAACTTAGTGTTCAACAAAATGCTGGTTCAGTTACTCCACCATCGGGGTTTAGAAATTATGTTGGTGTAACGTCTTTATCTTCTTATTCTGTAGGCTCAACAGACTTTTTTGCTATTGAACAACGAATTGAGGGTTTTAATTTTGCTGATTTAATGTTTGGAACTGCAAATGCTCAAACCGTCACAGTTTCGTTTTGGGTTCGTTCAAGTTTGACAGGAACTTTTGGTGGTTGTTTACGAAATGGAGCATCGGATTATAATTATCCTTTTACCTATAGTATTTCATCAGCAAATACATGGGAATATAAAACGGTAACAATTGCTGGAGCAACTGCTGGTACTTGGGTTACAAATAACGGAATTGGTGCAATTCTTGGCTTTAACCTTGGTTTGGGTTCAACATATACTGGAACTGGTAATACATGGAACTCAGGCGCAAACGGCCCATATAATCCCACAGGAGCAACATCCGTAGTCGGAACAAACGGTGCTACTTTCTATATTACTGGAGTTCAGCTAGAGGTAGGTACACAAGCTACTTCATTTGAATACAGACAATATCAACAGGAATTGGCTTTGTGTCAGCGGTATTATGTAAGGTTTACTACAAATGCTGCTTCTTATACAGCCTATGGATGTGGAGTATCTAATGGTGCTAGTTCTATTTCAAGATGGGGAATGAATTTATTTGTTCCTATGAGAACAAAACCATCAACATCTTTTACAAGTTGTGTTGCTTTTAATGGTACTTTAGGCGGTGCAGCATCTGTTGGAACTGATTATAGTACACCACAAACAATTGATATGGATGTATCTACTTCAGGTATGGCTGCAACCGTTGGATTTATTGCAAAAGTTTTGCCGACATCAAACAATACTGGATGGATAGAATCGAGTGCAGAATTATGATTACAAAAGCTAAATTATGTAAAGATAGCATTTCAGGAAATGTTATTTCTGCTGTCATAACTAAAGATGATGGTAAAGAATGGGCTATTCCATTCGACCCTGACAATACCGACTACGCTAACTTCAAAAAAGACCTTGCTAACGGTGCTGAACTTCAAGATGCAGAAGGCAATGTTTTTACTCTTGAAAAGGTTAAAGAATATTTAGGAACTTTGCCTTAAATGTTTCAGACTGCCTTTCAGCCTAATGCGTTTCAAAATAACGCATTTCAAATTGTCATTACTCCTGTAGATAAAAAGCCTACAGGCGGTGACGGTTGGACTAAAGAGGAATGGAAACGAGCGCAGGCATTAGATAAGAAGCTGCGCCAGGCTGAAGAAAAGCGGATTGCTGCCCTAAAAGCAGACCAAGAAGCCCGTAAAGATTTTATTCGTGAGCAAATTAGCCCAACACCAAAAGTAAGTAAGCGCAAACAAGTTAATGTAGAATCTGTAAGCGAAGAAAAACAGTCAGATGTTGTTAAATACGATGCCCTAATAGCTAATTTAGAGCGTCAAAGACAAGATTTATTTAATGCAGTATTAATTCGCCAAGCTAAAGAGCGTTTAGAGCAAGAAATTGCAATATTAGAAGCTAAACGGCTTGCTGAAGAAGATGATGAGGATGGAATTTTAGCGTTGTTTTTATAAAGGAGAAGGCGATTACTTGCCTGAAACATGACAGCTTATAGACAGTACAAAAAAGGTGTAGACCTACTGCACATGGGGCATTTCCAATCAGGATTTCGCCTATTTGAGTTCCGTTGGCATCCCCTAGTAATGCAGGCAACTGGGGAAAACTGGCAAAAATGGATAAAAGCACCTAAATGGGATGGCGAAAGGCTTATTGGTAAGCATATTACTGTCCAAATGGAGCAGGGATTTGGCGATATTATCCAATTTGCTCGATTTTTACCCATGCTTAAAGCCTGGGGAGCTAAGACTTTAAGCGTTATGTGCCATGAATCCATGATGCAACTGCTAGGAACGATGGATTGCATAGATTACATCTCTTGTTCTAAGACCGATGGCCCACCTTTAGAAGCAGATTACTGGATTGGCTCTATGTCACTCCCCCATTTTGCGACTTATGCACCCCCTTTTGTAAAACAGTCTTTTCCTATAACGACCCATAAGATTGTTGGCTCAGAAGGCTATTTTGAAGCTAGACCATCCAATATTGAACGCAAAGTAGGGGTAAATTGGTCAGCATCTAATGGCCCATTGCACTACACCAAGTCAATTCCCTTAGAAACCATGCGAGAACTCGTTGGCGATGATGTTTATTCACTTCATGTAGAACTAGACGATATATTTGACCCATTACCCAATGACGGATGGAAAAAGAACTTTTATAAGACTGCTTGCCACATGAAGGCAATGAAAGCCGTAGTAGCCCCTGATACTGCAACCGCACATTTAGCCGGTGCATTGGGTGTAAAGTGCTTTTTATTGCTTCCTGAAGATGATTACATCTGTTGGCGTTGGAAAAACGCAACATGGTACGACTCAGTATTAACCCTTAGAAAAGATGAATGGAACACATTACCTAGCTTATTGGAGAACCTATGATTTGCCCTAAATGCGGCTATGCCGAATCAAACCATATAGAAGCCAAGACAGATAAAGAGCATTACTTAGAGTTTTGGGGATATACCCTTGGAAGCCCTGAAGCAGAACAAGCCTGGAAAGAAAAACAGGAAATGACCCGTAGAGAAGCACCTATGGTTATGTCGGATATTCAGCCCTATATTTCGCAAGTAGATGGTTCAGTTATTGAAAGCCGGTCTAAGCACAAAGCACACCTAAAACAACACAAAATGATTGAATTAGGCAACGATGTACCAACGCAACACAAAGCCCCTGAGTTAAGCAGAAAGTCTATGGAAGCTAGGAAGCGCCAAATAGCTGAATTGACCTATGCAAAGCTCAATTACCGATAATCCGATACCTTGGAGATACCATGTCAGAAGAACAGTTAGACCGTAGAGAGCAGTTAATGGCAGCAATGGAAGCCGCAGAAGAAGGCACTTTAGAGCCAGTAGAGGAAGCTCCTGCTGAACTAGAGCCTGTAGACGATATAGCTGAAGAAGCTCAATCAGAAACTACAGACGAGCCTATTGAAGCCGCGCAAGAGGAAGAAGCAGAAGAAGAAGTTAAAGAAACCCCTCAAGAATCTGCCCTACAACGCCCTTCTACATGGAAAAAGGAATATTTGCCTATTTGGGACAAATTGACTCAAGGAGAGCAATTAACCAAAGAAGAATCTATCAAACTAGCCCAGTATTCCAACCAAAGGGAGTCAGAATATAAGAAAGGTGTAAGCACCTATAAGGCTGAAGCAGACCGAGCTAAAGAGCTAGAAAGTGCCATTGCACCATTCCAAGCAGAGTTCCAACAACAGGGAATTACCCCTGCCGCTTGGATTAATAACCTTGGTCGGGCGCACATGATTTTGTCTAAAGCAAACCATCCTCAAAAAGTTCAAGTATTCCAAAGACTTGCACAAGATTATGGTATACAATTAAATCAAGACGGACAGTTTGCTGCTCCACCACAAGTTGATGCGTATACACAACAACTTATGAATCAGCTAAACATGGTCAATCAGGAAGTAAGCTCTATTAAGGGCAGATTCCAGCAAGAAGAACAAGCTCGATTGAATAATGAGATTGAGCGTGTCAGAAGTGATGTGGAGAAGTTTCCGCATTTTGATGTGGTAAGGGAAGAAATGGCTCAACTACTTGAGCTAGGGAAGGCCCAAGACCTAGAAACGGCCTACAAGAAAGCCGTGCGTATGAATGATGATGTATGGGCATTAGAACAGGACAGACTCCTGAAGGAAGCCAAACAATCAACAGTCAAAGCACAGCAAGTAGCGAAGGCTAAGGCTGCTGCGGTAAGTCCTAAATCCGTTACACCTAGCGGAAAAGTGGCTGACACAGGAGATAAAAAGGATAGACGGTCTTTAATTGCAGAACAAATGGGTGATGCAATGAGCCGTAGGGTTTAACTAGCCAATTTTGGCGATTTTTTAACTAAGGATATATCATGGCATTTGCTAACTCAGCTATTACCGATATTATCGCTACCACTATTCAAAGTCGTAGCGGTGAACTCGCAGACAACTTGACAGAAAACAATGCGATTCTGACTCGTTTAAATCAAAAGGGCAATGTACGCCCATTCTCAGGTGGTAATGTGATTTTGGAAGAAATCATGTACAACGACCCAAATACTAACAACGCTAACTCGTATAGCGGATATGAAGTATTGAACATTTCTCCTGATAGCCCAATCTCGGCTGCTCAGTTCAAGATTGCTCAGTACGCTGATTCCGTAACGATGTCCGGCCTAGAAATGTTGCAAAACAGCAGCAAAGAAGCAATCATCGACCTCTTAGATGGTCGTATGCAAGTTTCCGAAGCTCGTCTGCTTAACCGCATTTCGGGTGACTTGTTCCTTGACGGTACAGGTAACGGCGGTAAGAACCTTGACGGTCTAGGCGCTGCTGTTTCAGCAACTCCTACTACTGGCACTTACGGTGGTATTAATGCCGCTAACTGGGACTTTTGGCGTAACCAAATCACGACTGGTGTAACCACAACTCCTGCAACAACCAACATTCTTGCCAAGATGACTGAAGCTGCTATCAAGCAGATTCGTGGTACTGACAAGGCTGACCTGATTGTTGCTGGTAACACCATGTATCAACTGTATGTAAATAGCCTACAAGCTATTCAGCGTATTGCTTCTGAGGAATCAGGCGCAAGCGGTTTCGCTTCCTTAAAGTTCTACGGTGGCGGTACATCTGCTGATGTGGTATTGGGTGGTGGTTATGGTAATCAGGAAACAGCTACTTATATGTATATGCTGAACACCAATTACATCTTCTTCCGACCACACAAAGAGCGTAACTTTGTACCTATCGGTGGTGAGCGTCAGTCTATTAACCAAGACGCTATCGTGAAGCTCTATGGCTGGGCGGGCAATCTTACAACCAGCAACCGCTTCTTGCAAGGTTTGTTGACAACCTAATAAGTAGGGGGAAACCCCTATTTAATCTTGTCCACTCAATTAATTTAAGGAAATAATCATGGCATATTCAACACTTCCCATCGCTGGTATTAATTTAGACAGCATCCAATCGGCGGCAGATGTCGCAGCTTACGGTGAGCCAGTAGACTTTGGCCCACTCGGTACACAAACTTTCGCTTCTGACGGTTTGCGTTATGTTTGGGCTGTAGCAGCAGCTACTATCGCTCCAAGCACAACTGCTTGCAATATCAACACAACAGCCTTTACTGTTGCTGCTACTGGTGGAGCTTATATCTCCCCAGCAGTTTCAATGGTTTCAGGTGATTATGGTTGGTTCGGTAAAGCATCTGTTTAAGCTATACCTGTAGTACCATAGGGATACCCTCAAAAGGGGTGTCCCTTTTTCTTTTTATAACCCTAACTACTTAGGAGAATTAAAGATGGCATTACCATCCGATGAAATGGGCGCAGACAGCCGCCTAGCAGTAACTTTTTACAAACGCTCAATGAAACAAGATGATGAATCTATGGCTGCGGGTAGACCAATATTCAAAGAGTTTGACTTTATCCGTATTTGCGTACCTGGCGATTCATTAACTGAAATTGACACTTACGCTCAAGAATCACACAAGGCTCGTTTCCCACGTCAATGGGCGCATTATCAGAATCAAAATGCAGGCCATGAGCAGATTGTTGGCACACCGATTGAGGAATGGACAATCATTAGTCGCTCGCAAGCCGATGAATTAAAAGGAATAAAATTCCATACAGTAGAGTCCGTAGCTAATGCTTCAGACCTACAAATTCAGCGTATTGGCATGATTGCAGGCATGAATCCTTACTCGTTTAGGGACAAAGCCAAAGCCTTTTTAAACCTAGCTAACCAAGTTGGCGAAACTAACCAAAGGGAAGAAGAACTATCTAAATTACGGCAAGAAAACGCTGCAATTAAGATGGAAGCAGACGCTAAATTAGCTAAACAACAAGAGCAAATTGATGCTCTGATGGCTATGATGGCAGAAAAAAAGCCCAAAGGTCGTAAGCCAAAACAAGAAGCAGAAGTAGAATAAATAAAAGGGGGATATTTCCCCTTTTTTTGTTTATAATTGCAACAAATACCCAACTACTTGGGAAAAACCAAGTAAAGGATATATATGTCATCTACGATGTTACAACTCGTAAACCAAGTACAGAATGAGCTTAATTTAGCCGTTTCTACTAGCGTTGCCGGAAACCCAAATACTGATGTTCAGCAAATATTAGCGTTAATGAACGCTGCTGGATATGAATTAGTTAAAGAATATGATTGGCAAGCCCTTCAAGTTCAGTACCGCTTTTACACACAAGCGATTACTACCGATGCCACTTCTACAAATGGTTCTACTACCCTCACTATTGTAGGTGGAACAAGTTTAGCTGGCGTTACTAATCAATGGGGCATTACAGGTACTAACATTAACCAAGATACCCAAGTAGTAACCGTTAATAGTCCTAGCATTATTACCATGAGTCAACAGGCTTCAGGAACGGGTACTGGGCAAGTTGTTTTAGCCCAAACAGCCTATGATTTACCTGCTGATTTCGAGCGTATTACCAATAGAACTCAATGGGATAAGACGAAAAGATGGGAAGCTCTTGGCCCTGAAGATGCACAGCAATGGCAATGGCTAAAGTCGGGCTATATTGCAACAGGCCCTAGAATCCGTTGGCGTATCTTTGACAACCAGTTCCAAGTATGGCCGCCAATGAATACCCAAGAGTATATTGGTTGGGAATACAAGTCTAGTGGTTGGGTTAGAAGTGCCACAAATCAGATAAAGACTAGCTTTACTACCGATACAGACACAAGTGTATTGGATGACCGTATTATCGTTTTATATACAAAACTCAAGTATTTCCAAATTAAAGCGTTTGACACTACTGCATTGCAACAAGATTATCAGCGTTATTTAAGCGTTGCTAAAGCGGCAGACAAAGGCGCACCTAACCTGTCATTTGCACCGTACCCAGCTAAAGTTCTCATTGGTTACGCAAACATTCCTGATACGGGTTATGGAACATGATATTTGGTCAAGCTAAACGCTATACAGCTAATACAGCATCTATAACTGCGCCTATTGGTGGATGGAACGCTAGGGATTCTATCGCCCAAATGCCTGCTACAGATGCAGTTACCTTAACCAATTTATACCCTACACCAACGGATGTTCAGTTAAGAAAAGGCTATACAAGGTACTCTCAGCTAACCACTTCTACTGGCGTTCAAACCATTTCAAGCATTACCTTTAGTGGCACTACAGCTACTTTAACTACTGTTTCTGCACACGGTTTAAGCGATGGTGACCGAGTATCTATTACAGGAACAACACCTTCAACTTATAGTGGTATTTACATCATTACGGTAACGGGGGCTACCACTTTTACTTATACAATGGCTGTTACTCCAAGCGGTAATGCTTCAGTCGTAGGTGCGTACACCATAGGTATAACAACACCTGTAAACACCTTAATGAACTACGCAGGGGTTACAAACCAACAAATATTTGCTGTTGCAGGAACAACTATATACGATTGCGATACACCAACAGCTAGTCAAGTCTTTACTGTTGCTAACGATAAATTTCAATATGTAAACTTTTCCAATATTGGTGGTGATTACATTGTTGCTTGTAATGGCGTAGACCCAGTTACCGTTTTTGATGGAACTGTTTGGTTTACGATGGCAACTACTACTACAGCAGCAGCTATAACTGGTATTTCTCGTACAAGCCCATCCAATGTGGCAACTGTTACTACAGCAACAGCACATGGTTTAGTTACTAATAACCGAGTTACCATTACTGCATCTAGCGAATCTAGCTTTTTAGGTGGTTTTGTTATCACAGTAACAGGGCCAACAACCTTTACTTTTGTATCTACCGGCACTTCTACGGTAGTTGCCGCGACTGGCACATATACGGTATTAGGGATTAAAGGTGGCACTACTGGCGGCACAACCTACAACATTAATTCCAATACTTTTGTTCATGTAAACCTGTTTAAAAATCGCTTGTATTTCACACAAGAAAACAGCATGAATGTTTGGTATTTGCCTGTTGATTCGCTTGGTGGTGATGCTTTTCCATTGGATTTTGGTGGAATAGCTAAAAGCGGTGGTTTTATGCAAGGTATGGCTACATGGACTCTTGACGCAGGTCAAGGCGCAGATGATTACGCTGTATTTGCTACAAACATGGGTGAAGTTATAGTCTATAACGGAACAGACCCATCAAACGCTTTAACATGGGCTTTAAAAGGAGTATGGCAGCTAGGTTACATATTTAGCCGTAGATTCTTTTATAAGTTTGCTGGGGATATTCTTTTGCTTACCCAAGGCGGTTTAGTTCCCCTTGCAGGCGCGCTTCAATCTAGCAGGTTAGACCCTAGAATTAACATAACAGATAAGATTTTCTACGAAATTAGCAAAGACGCAGACGCATACTCTACTGAATTTGGTTGGCAAGTTATACATTTTCCAAAGCCAAATATGTTATTAATCAACATTCCCAACCCATCGGGAACTGAACAATATGTAATGCACACCATATCTAAGGCTTGGGCTAACTTTGTAGGCATAGATTCAAATGTGTATGAAATACACAATGATAATTTGTATTTTGGTGGAAATGGCTATGTAGGTAATTTTTGGAATGGTTATGCAGATGACGGAGAGCCTATTTCAGCTACCTGCCAACAGGCTTATACCTACTTTGATTTGCCAGGGCAGCAAAAACGATTTACTATGATTCGCCCTACTTTCTTGGTGGATGCTGGCGCACCTGGCGTTTATGCTGGTATTAATACCGACTTTCAGACCCAAAACAACCTTGGTCAAGTGTCATTCCAATCAGTCCCAACAACCGTAGGCGTATGGGATGCAGCTACTTGGGACAACTTTAACTGGGCAGGAAACCTTATTATTTACCGTAATTGGCAAGGTGTAAGTGGAATTGGGTACTCTGCCGGAATCAACTTAAACATTGTTTCTCAAGGGATTGATGTGCATTGGGTATCTACCGACTATGTAATGGAAAAAGGCTCAGTCATTTGAGGGTTGTTACTACTGAAAATCAAGCTGATTTGGCTCGATGGATAAGCAACAAATTAGGTGGTGGAACATCTAAAAACTTGATGTGTATAGGGCAGAAAATAGATGGTGAATTAAAAGCGGTAGCAAGTTATAGCAATTTTCAAGGTAAATCGTGTAATTTTAGTCTTGCAGGTGAAGGCAATTTTATGAATAAAGATTTTCTTTGGGCTATGTTTGATTACCCTTTTAATATTTTGAATCTGAAGGTTATAATAGCGACAATAGCAGGGAATAACGAAAAATCCCTGAAATTAAGCCGACACCTTGGTTTCAAAGAAATAGCCAATATTGCTGATGCCCACATAGATGGTGATTTAGTAATAATGACTATGAAGCGTGAAAATTGTAAATGGTTACAGTTAAACGCAGATTTGAACAAGGTAAGGAGATTAACATGAGTTTTATTGCTGATGCAGTTAGTAGTATTTTTGGTGGTGGCCCTGAAGCCCCACCTGCCCCTGATTACGCAGGGGCAGCTACCGCTACTTCACAAGGTAACTTAGACGCTGCCCGTGCAGCCACAGCAGCTAACCGTGTAAATCAAGTTACCCCTTACGGTAATGTTAATTACGAGCAAACTGGTACTGACCAATACGGCAATCCAACTTGGACAGCAACTCAGACTGCTTCTAGTGCATTAGAGCCTGCCATTAATCAATCAATGGAAGCTGTAGGAAATTACGATTTTAGCCAGTTTGACCCTTCCAACTTACCTTCTGTTGGTATTAACCCTGGCGAAACTTATTCTGACGCTATTATGCGTAGATTGCAGCCACAGATTCAGATGCAAAATGAAATGTCAGACCAACAATTAGCAAATCAAGGCATTATGCCTGGTTCGCAAGCCTACAATAATGCTAAACAGTTGTTGCAACAAAGTCAAAACGACAAGCTAACAAGTGCAATTACTAGCGGTTTTGATGTTGGATTGCGAGCAAATGCCAACCAATTTGGTCAAGATTTAAAAACATATAACACTAATTTAGCTGCCCCATTTACTTATGCAAGCAATGTAAAAGCATTGGCTACTCCTAATTATGTAAACCCTACAAATCAAGCAACTACGGCTGGTCCTGATATTTTAGGTGCTACTACTGCTACTGGTAACTACAATTTAAGCAATTACAACGCTGAACAAGCTAGAAATGCTGCTATGACAAGTGGATTAATGAATTTAGGTGGTGCAGCAATTATGGCTTCAGATATTCGCACTAAAGAAAACATTGTTGAAATTGGCGTTTCTAAGATTGGTTTGCCTGTTTATATATACGAATACAAGCCTGAATGGAAAAACGAAGCAGGTCATGGCAAGTTTATGGGTTACATGGCTCACGAAGTTGAAGAATTTATGCCTGAAGCAGTTATTACAAGACCTGATGGCATCAAAATGGTTAATTATGGAGCTTTAAATGGCTGATATAAATCTAACAGGCACTTTGCCACCTGAAATTTTACAACAACAACAGCAATTAAATCGCCAACAACAACTGGCGCAGTTGTTAATGCAACAGGGTTTTCAGCAACCACAAGGCCAAATGGTTAGTGGTCGTTATGTTGCCCCTAGCATCTTTCAGAACCTTGCTCCATTACTTCAGACTTATCTTGGCTCACGCATGGCTGAAAAAGGTGATAAACAAGCGTTAGACCTTGCTAAACAACTGCGTGACCAACAGCAACAAATGGGTCAAAATTACTTTGAAGCAATTAGCCCAACTCAAACTGAATTAGCAGGCCCAACTCCAACAGGCGCACCATTAACTACGGTTAATCAGCCTGATTATCGTAAAGCTTTTGGTATTGCGACAGACCCTTATGCACCTTCTTGGCTTAAAGCCCAAGCTGCTGAAATGCTTAAACCACAAAAAGTGGCTGAAGGTGAAAAGGTTGTTCGTTTTAACCCTGCAACTGGTAAAAATGAAGTAGTTGCTGAAGGTGGTGAAAAGTTTAAAGCCCCTATACAAGTAGATACAGGAACAACAATTGAGTTCCGTGACCCAAGAAACCCAACGGTAGTATTGCAAACTATTCCTAAAACACAAATGCCTACTGCTGGACAAGTAGTAGAGCGTGACGATGGAACTTTCTTAATAAATACTCGCACAGGTCAAGCTACACCAGTAACGGGAGCAGGTGGACAGCCATTGCAAGGTGGCGGCAAACCATTAACAGAAACTCAATCCAACGCTGTAGCGTTTGGTGCTAGAGCAATAGCCGCAAATAAAATAGCAACTGATTTGGAAAAACAAGGGGTTACTAATACTGGCGTTATTCGTTCTGTTTTGGGTGGTATTGTAGGTCAAGCACCTATTGTTGGTGAAAAATTAGAGCAAGGTGTTCGTTCTGCATTTAATCCAATTCCATCTGTTTTAGGTGGCCCAAGTAGCGAACAACAACAAGTAGACCAAGCTCGTAGAAACTTTATTAGCGCAGTTTTGCGTAAAGAATCAGGCGCGGCTATTGCAGCAAGTGAATACGCAAACGAAGAAAAGAAATATTTTCCGCAAATTGGCGATACTCAGAAAACAATTGACCAAAAGCAAGAAGCTCGTAGATTGGCTATTAAAGCTCTTGAAGCGCAAGCTGGCCCAAGTGGAACACGCCAAATTAATAAGATTACAGATGAAATGGGAACTAGTGGTACAGGTGGTGTAGTGGACTTTAACCAGCTACCTACAGGAAGAAGATAACATGGATGTACGGATGCCGGATGGTACTGTTGTTAAAAATGTGCCTGACAACATAACGCAAGCCGACCTATTGGCTCGCTACAACTCATTTAAAACCCCTGATACACGGGGTAATATTATTACGAGTGATGTACCTACGGTAGCCGGTCAAGTACCTAATCCACCTGTAGTGCAAGAACCACCACGCACTATGATGGATAAGTTAAAAGCCATCTATGAAGTGCCATTAGCGGCAGGTAGCGCTATGGTGGCAGCCCCCGTAAGTTCTGCTTATGGTGTAGCCAAATCACTTGCAAGTCCTGAATTTGGTACACAAGCTGGAGTTCAACAGGGTCAACAAGCGGCAAATAGATTAGCTCAACAAATGACTTACCAACCTACTTCACCTGTTAGCCAAGATGTGCTTCAAGGCATTAGTAATGTTGCAGAAGCTACAAAAATTCCTGTAACACCTGGCGGCATTGGTCAAATTCCTTCTTTTGCTCAACAAGCTAGTAATGTAGGTCAAGTTATTCGCCCGATGGCTAATCAAGCTATGCAAACTGTTAGACCAACAGTAAACAACATGGTTCAAGCCTTACGCAGAGAGCCACAACCAACTATGGCAGGTGTTGGTGCAGCACAAACTCCTGAAGCCGTTACTCGCACCCAAATGGCACAACAGTTGCGTGTTCCAGTAGAGTTAAGTAAAGGTCAAGCTGAACGGGATTTAGGACAACAAAAGTTTGAAATTGAAACTCCTAAACAGTTTCCAGAGTTAGGCAAACCCTTAATTGAAGCCCAAGCCAAACGAAATGATGCTATTTTACAGAACTTTGATGCGTTTGTTGATGCTACAGGCAAAGAAACCTATGGATTGCGTGAAACTGGTCGAGTAGTAGATAAAGCCCTTGTAAACGCTGCTAATAAAGCTAAACAACAAATTAATACTGCTTATACAGCCGCAAGAGAAGCTGGTGAAACGCAACAACCATTAGATTATGCACCTTTAAAAGCCTATATTGACCAACAAACACCTACCGTTAAGCGTAAATTAGCACCAATTCTTAGCGCAGTAGATGAAGAAATTGCTCGTAATGATTTATCTAAAACAGGTCAAATTTCTATCAATCAACTTGAAGATATTTACCAATTTATTAATAAAAACTACGAACCTGGCACACCTGCTGGTACTTATGCCAAAGAAATGAAAGACTTGATTAATCAGATTACTGAAGGTCAAGGCGGTAAATTGTATAAAGAAGCTAGAGCATTACGCACTAAATATGGTCGTGAATTTGAAAATGTCGGATATGTAGACAAATTGTTACGCACCAAACCTGGCACTACAGACCGAGCCGTAGGTTATGAAGATGTGTTTGACCATGCAATTCTAAATGGCACAAAAGACGATATGGCTGCTATTGGCAGAACTTTAAAGAAAGCAGGCCCTGAAGGTCAACAAGCATGGAAAGAGTTACAAGGTCAGACTATTCAATACATGAAAGACCAAGTATCTAAATCTGTTGATGTTGATTCTTTTGGAAACCCTGTAGTTTCCCCTGCTAAATTTAAAGCTGTAGTTACTCAATTAGACCAAGACGGCAAACTAGACTATTTGTTTGGTAGAAAGGGAGCGCAAGAGATTCGTGACCTTTTAGAAACCACAATTAATGTCAATGCGCCATTAAAGGGTGCTGCTAACTACTCTAATACCTCTAGTGCATTAATAACCGCTTTAGACAAGGTAAATCAGACTCCATTGGGTAGAATACCAGGCATAGGTACTATTTCTAAGTTCATGGTAGAAAAAGGCAAAGAATCTGCTTTAAAGAAACAAATAGAAGAATCTATTAATTATTCGCCAAATAATATGGCAAATCAGTTAAGAAAAGGGAAATAATATGTCTAGGAATGGTTCGGGTACTTACCTATTACCAGTAGGAAACCCTGTTGTTACAGGAACAACTATTACCTCAAATTGGGGTAATACTACTATGAGCGACATTGCTACTGCTCTTACAGGAAGCGTGGCTGCTGATGGTCAAACGCCTATTACTGGCAATTTGCAGATGGGTGGCAATAAAATTACCGGCATGGCTAACGGTACAGCTTTAACAGATGCAGCTACGGTAGCCCAATCTGTTCCTACTGGTTGCATTTTAATGTGGTCAGGTTCGATTGCTACCATTCCAACCGGTTGGTTAATTTGTGATGGTACAAACGGCACTCCTGACTTGCGTAGTCGATTTATTGTTGGTGCTGGTTCTACTTATGCGGTAAATGCTACAGGTGGTTCTGCTGATGCAACCCTAGTAAGTCATAGCCATACCGCTTCATCTTCTTCTTCTGTAACTGATAATGGACACAGTCACGCAGGTGTTCCAGCCATTGACGGGTCGGTAAATCCAGGTTCAACCCCAAATCGTTTGGTAAACGGAACTACAAACAGTTCTTCAGCAACAACAGGAATTAGCGTAGCTACTACTACATCTATTAGCACCGAAGGTAGCTCTGCAACTAACGCAAACTTACCACCATATTTAGCCCGTGCGTACATTATGAAGTCGTAATTATGGATGACGGAAAAATAGACCTTGTCCGTTATGGCGTACTTTGGCAAAAAGTTGAGAATTACGAAGATAAGTTTGATGCTATGCAAAAAAAGATGGACTGCATGGAATCCGACCTTAAAAAGTTGGTGCTTATGGCTGAACGGTCAAAAGGTAGCCTTTGGGCTTTAATGGGTGTAGCTTCCGTTGTTGGCGGTGCTATTTCAATTCTTACTGATTTTTTTTTCAAAAAATAAAAACAGATAATAGCTAAAGGGCTAATATGTTAGGACTAGACACCATTGTTGGCGTAGGCATGAAGCTAATTGACAAGCTGATACCTGACCCTGAAGCTAAAGCACAAGCCCAGCTAGAACTAGCCAAACTTGCCCAAGAAGGCAAACTGGCTGAAATACAGGCTGATACCGCAGAAGCCCAAGAAGTTACCAAGCGGGCGCAAGCGGACATGGCTAGTGATAGCTGGCTATCAAAAAACATTCGGCCCATGACTTTAATTTTTATTCTTGGTGGTTATTTTGTATTTGCCATGATGAGCGCTTTTGGCAATAACGCTAATGAAAAATATGTGGAGCTACTGGGGCAATGGGGTATGTTGGTAATGTCATTCTATTTTGGTGGTCGTACTCTTGAAAAAATCATGGACATGAAATCTAAAGAAAAATGAAGGATTTAGTACCTCAGATTCTTGAGTATGTTCAAAGCCCATTTAAATTGTTTGCTATTGTAGTTATGGCGGTACTTGCCTTTAGTGGGCATTTTATTTACTCAAATCAATCGTTTTTACTAGCTGCATACGACAAAAACAAGACTTTACTCCGTATTGATGTATCTAAAGCAGACGATGTTGCCAAGCTGCTTTTTAAAGAAACCAACGCTGATGTGGTAGCCATATTTGAAGTAGACATTATGTTAGGTACACGAGTTTTGGTACGGGCATACACCAAAGAAGGCAGGGATAAAGCCCATGACGGCATAGATGTAGGGATGCTGTCAGCCAATCAAGAAAACAACGCAGACCTGTTAAGCCTTTACGGTGGCTCTATTCCTTGTGGAAGTTACACTAGGGCGCAATCTTTGGTCGGCTTTTGGTATTTACAGCAAGGTGCGACTTTTCTTTGCCGTTCCAGTATGCCTACAACCGCAGGATTATTCGCTGGACAGCTAACAGTAGGCTGGAAAACCCCACCTGAAAACATTAACAAAATCCAAGATATGATGGCTATTGCCGCTAACATGATGATAAGGAAACCATGATTGAATCCCAATTATTAGCCCTAGGCATTGAAGGCAGGTGGCTAGAACCCCTTTTGGAAACCTTTGAGAAGTACGATATATCTACCCCCAAACGCCAGGCTTACTTTATTGGTCAATGTATGCACGAATCAGGTGGTTTTAAACAGTTAAAAGAAAACCTAAACTATTCTGCAAGAGGTTTAATGGCTACTTGGCCTAGCCGATTCCCTGACATTGATACCGCAGAAAAGTTTGAGCGTAACCCTGAAAAGATAGCCAATAAGGTCTATGCAGGTCGTATGGGCAATACAGAAGATGGGGATGGCGCAAAGTACATTGGTCGTGGACTTATCCAACTTACCGGCAAAGAGAACTACGCTAACTGCGGAAATGCCATAGGAGTCGATTTAGTGGCTAATCCTGACCTTTTATCAACACCTAAGTACGCTGCCCTATCCGCAGGTTGGTTTTGGAACAGGAAGGGTTTAAATGCCCTTGCTGATGCAGATGACATTGACACCATAACAAAACGAATTAATGGTGGATTAATCGGCCTTGCTGATAGAAAAGCCAAAGTTGAAATGGTGTCAAAGTACCTAGTCTAACTACTTGGTTAAACCGCTTGCTAGTCTGTTGGCTTTAAACAGGTAATCATTGCGTACCGTAGATGGCGGCACAAAACCATACGCTTTCCAAGTCTTGAGTACATCACTACCTGAACTGTATTTAAAGGTACTTTTAGGTGCTATTGCTAGTTTATCGTTTTCCATAACTTTCTCTACGCTAATGGTTAAAGAACCATCTTCTTCTTTGTAAATGCCCAAAAAAGGGATTGGATGCTCTAAATCGGATAATGTAAAAGTTGCCATGCTTTCTCCTATGCGGTTGATTTATCAATTAATCGGTTGTTTGCTTGTAAAGTACGCCAAATCTCTACCCTAAGTTGTGCTGCTGTCATCTTCCACTTCAATGTTTCCTCTACTTCTACTGCTTCCTTCAAACCATCCAATAAGTCACGATATTCTTGCCTAGCATACGCATCTCTTTCCTGTCCTGCCATAGTATCTACCCCAGCAAAGAAGGCTTCTTGCATTAAAAGGGCCTTTTTAGACTTACGGAACTCCTCTAAATACACCCGTTCAGACTTGGCTTTAGCAAATAAACTAGCATTTTTAAGTAAAAAGTCTACTGCTGCGTTTGGGTTAATTTCTTCCATTTAATTCTCCAAATAACGGTGTATTGGTGTATCTGCTTCTTCAATAAACTGCTGACTCTTGTAATCAAACCATAGTTTTAACTTGCCTTCCCACTCGCCATTTCGTTGTTTTTCACAGACCAATACGGCATCCGGCACTTCTCTATCAAAATGATGTGGGTTTTCTGCAACAATCTGCGCTTTTTCCTTGTTTTTCCAAACAATGAACACATTGTCTGCCTGGTCAGTAATCGAACCTGAACCCTTTAAATCAAACTTTCCACCTATGGATTTCTCGTCACTTCCTTTTCTCATGTGATGAACTAGGTGTATATGCACTCCTGAATCCCTTGAAAGGGCGCACAAGGCGTTTACGAAGTCCTTTTGACCATTCATATCATCCTCACCCTTAACGCACTTCATAAGGCTATCTATGACGATTTGGGTAATTCCTAGTTCTGTAGTGGCATACCGGCAAACTGCAAGCATTTGCTGAACATCAATCATCCCATGATGGTCGTATAAGTAAAGCTGGTCTTTTTTCCAGTTAGAAAAGGCTTGTGTTGCAGTAGGAGCAGGCTTTTTTTGACCTGCGGCCTGTCTTACCATTCGCGCTAAAGTAATCTCAGGGCGCATTTCAAAGCTAGCAATAAGGCACTTTTGACCCTGTTCTACTAATCCAAGCACGACTTGACCCAATAATAACGACTTTCCATGCCCGTTTACCCCAGCCCAAAGACTGACTTCAGACGGTCTAATAGAGATATTTCTAGCCTTTTGCCAAGGTAATGCACAGCCTTTGGCGTATAAATTACCTGCAAAGTAATCATCCAAAGACCCTTGATAGTCCGATTTTTCCCTAATCTTGCGTTTAACATTGGTTTCTTGGCTGTATTTCAACCAGTCAATATCATCCTTTTCTATAAACATTAATCTCTCCATCGTTATCAAGACCGATGATTGTATTGACTTCAGCATCTACCAAGGCAATCCACCACTTTGTAAACTGAGCAATGTCTTTAGCTGGCATTAGTTGGATGTTTAAGTCTTTAGCCCAACTCAAATCCACCAGTTTTTGATGGTCTCTATCGTCTATCCATACCGTAGGAATAATTCCGTCAGATACATCCTTTTCTGCGTTAAAGGTCTTGCCAAACTGCACAAATACCGATTTAGGTTTGTTACCGGCCATACGCATTGCAATTATTTGATTATGTCCAATCATCACTTACTCCCAAGGTTTTTTAGTTTGTACTGCATTTTTTGTACCACCTGAATCTTGACACCTAGAAAGCCAACCACTTAAAAACTTGTTGTAATTGCTCTTGGTTTTGGTAGGGTTAGCTTTTAGCCATACAACTGCTTTTGATAGTTCTGCATCAATATTTGTAGCTGGATAGGCTTTGCTCCAAAGTTCTTTTTGAGAATCATCAATATTTTCAAAACAGTTACTTTCGGCATTGAAGCTAATTGCGTTCAATGCACCCTTACCCTTCCCCTTACCCTTACCCAAGCCGTCATCTGACTGACTAATGACCGTCACTTGTCCGCAATCTGCTGACGGATACTTGCCTTTGCTTCTAACTCGTTGTTCCCATTTAAGAATTTGCAAATATGGTTTGTCATCTACTTGATAACGGATTGCTAACTCTTGTCTGACAAGTGACTGCAAATGGCTGTCAATTTTATCTAGTTTTACGCTATCTTTTAATGGATAGCAGCGTGATTTAAGTATTGGAAGCCTGGCATCCATACGACCAAAATCATCACTAACCACTAACAACCGATAAAAAAAGACTTCTTCTTCAGGTGTAAGGCCGTCTATTGCTGAGGAATCAACAATACCCTCTTTTAGTAACCTATTCGGCATAAAATTTAGTACCTTTTTCATATCTGTATTGAAAATGTTTGCAATCTTCAGCATCGCCCCATTCAAGCATTAATTCGTAAGGTATTCCAATAGCGCCACCTATAAACCAAGCAAATTCATGCCTACTGTATGGGCCATCCATGTGGGCATAAGAACAAACTTTTTTTAAAAAATCTTCCATAGAATGTTGATGTTCATGGCAATTTTCGCAAAGTACAGCAAGTTGTTTAGGACTGTATTCCCAAGGTTCACGACCTTTAAAATATTCCTTGTGGTGAACATTTAAAGTTGATTCGCCATCACCACATCGCTCACAATGAAAATCAGCCTTTTGCATAGCCTCAAGCCTGAGTTTTTGCCATCTAGGGTCTTTTAACTTTTCCCAATATGCACTCATATCAGTCCTTTGCAAACAAGTCTGGTCTAAGCATTTCCTTAGTCAAGCGACCTTCTGATAGTTCTAAAATGCGTTTTAAATGCTTTATTGGCACTCTGCCCCTATCAGCCCAGTTGTAAACAGCAGATGGTCTTATTTCTAAATGTTCTGCTAACTGCGTAATACTGCCAAATTCGGCTTTTATTAAATTTAATTGGTGCATAAATCCTCCTTTTCCACACTCTACCACAAAATGAACAAAAGTGTTGTATTAGGGAAACTCCCTATAAAATAATTGAATTAAAGTAGAACATTAGTGTATAGTGGAGTCTAGTTCAACAGTAAAGGAGTAAGTGATGAAACCAACAGTATTTGATGTACTTTGCGCCTTAGTTTTGGGTGCAGTCTTAGGCGCGATGTTTGCGATGGGTGTTTAACATGAACAGCCACGATGCGTACTACGAACCCGAAGATGACTACACGGACTCTGACGAGTTCCAATGCGAAGTTGCAGAACTAATGAAAGACGAGTACAACCCATGCAACTGGGGTAATTTCTGCGAAGCGTTTGAGGGTGTACAAGACCCCGAAGTTGTAGCCCAATTAGAAGAACTGTTAGAAAAGCGTGACTTTATGGCTTTAGGCCGTAAGTTATGGAATATGTCGTATGAGTACCAAGAGCGTTTTGCCACAGATGCAGTATTAGATAACCAATAAGGAGTAAGTGATGTCATATTTAGAACTACGCAAGATTAATGTAAACGAACACACAGAAAAGAAGGGTAAATTTACCTACCTTTCATGGGCTTGGGCGGTTGACCAACTGTTACAAGCAGACCAAATGGCAACATGGGAATACCAGTCACCTATGCAGTTTGGTGATACTTTGATGGTATTTTGCTCAGTTACCGCATTTGGCAAGACTATGACAGCCCAATTACCTGTCCTAAATGCCCAAAACAAAGCCATTGCTAATCCTGATGCGTTTGCGGTTAATACTGCAATGCAGCGTTGCCTGGCTAAAGCGATTGCCCTGCATGGTATTGGACTGTACATCTATGCCGGTGAGGACATTCCTACTGAAGAACCTGTAGATTTAACCGCAGAATCGAAGTTATGGGTAGATTCAATCAAGAATTGCACCACCATTGACGAACTAAAGTCCACATACGGTAAGGCATACGCAGTACTAAGTAAGGACAAAAACGCAGTCCAAATCATCGCAAACGCTAAAGACCTAAAGAAAGTGGAACTGACATGATTGAACAAGGCACACCTGAATGGCATGAACTCCGCAGGGGCAAAGTAACCGCTTCTAGGGTAGCTGACATACTTGCAAAGACAAAGACTGGGCCTTCAGCGAGTCGGCAAAACTATCTGATTGAGCTTGCCTTGCAAAGAACTACCAAGACCATAGAAGAATCATATACCAATGCCGCGATGGAATGGGGAACTAATACCGAACCCCAGGCTAGAGTTGCCTACGAAGTTAAAACAGGTAATTTTGTAGACCAAGTGGCATTTATTGACCATCCTACGATTGCAGGGTTTGGATGTTCACCCGATGGCTTGGTTGGCGAAAACCTTATTGAAATCAAATGCCCTAACTCAGCAACCCATTGGGAATACTTTAAGGCCAAAGAGCCACCTAAAAAGTACTTTATTCAGATGCAGGCTCAAATGGCAGTGACTGAAGCTAAATGGTGCGACTTTGTATCTTTCGACCCAAGGATGCCGGAACGCAGTCAACTCTTGATAGTTAATGTCCCTAGAGATGATGTGTTTATATTAATTATGGAATCAGAAATAAAGCAGTTTTTAAGTGAAGTAGATGCAGAAGTAAAACTTATGGAGAATCAATAATGGCAATTCAATATTTTGTAAAAGCAGCAGTATCAGAGTACGAAGATAAAAACGATGGCAAGATGAAAAAACGCTATCAAAGTATTGGCGTAATCATGGACACTAAACATGGCCTTATGCTAAAACTTGAAACATTACCGTTGTTTGCCTTAAAAGAAGGCGGTTTAATTGCTTATTTAAACCCCCCTGAAGATAAAGCAATTCCTACGCAACAGGTAAGTAAAGAATTTAAGGAAGATGTGCCATTTTGATAACGGGGCGAAAGCGGATGCTATCAGCCAATTAAGTTTGTGCTTCAATGATAGATGCAGCGAGTAGCTCCACCTAATAGGAGTAAGTGATGAAAGAACTGATTATTTTTCTAGTAGGATTTACCATTGGCGGTTGGGCCGTGCAGTCAGAAGCACAAACTTATGTCATAACTAACCCACAAGGTTATAGCCAAGGAACTGTACAAGTACAAGGTAACCAGGCGCAGGTCGTAAACAATGCAGGCTACATAACTCAAACCTTGACTATTTACCCCAATCAAGTTGTAACCCCACAAGGGTACGCCATTGGAACTCCTAGCTATACAGTCCCATCCGTACCCATGTCACCCCCATCCCCAAGGGTGCTGCAATGATTGAAACCGTAATGATTGTGTTTGCAATAGGCGTATTTGCCATGTTTGCAACCGTTATGGTACTTGCCGCTATATTTCTTTTTTGGATAAATAAATGACATTTTTAGTAGTTAACATACCCCCAGTTAAATGCTTTGTGCGTAAAGAGTACCTTTACAACCATGAGAAGGGCCACGGAGAACTAGAACCTTGCGTATGGATGACCGCCAAGGCTATAAAGGGCCAAGCCTTTAGAATTGAGTCTATGCTTACTAACTATGGGGCTTTGTACGATAAGCTGCCAATTAGTGCTTATGTATGGAAGGAAGTTGTTGACCCCCTGCCATTGGATTATTTGCAAATATGGGATTGCCTGTCATACGATATGGCGGTGATTGAAAAGTCTAACTTGCGTGGCCTGAAGGTGAAATACTTTGGTAAAGACAGGCAGTTTCACTTTGGCAACTACTTGTTTACAGTCGATTTTGCCAGTCCTGATGCTAACCGTTTAGATACTAGCTTTAGCGAGGGGGTCGAGGAACACAAGTCGTACAACTTTATCAAGCTAGATAACGGTCAATTTGCTTGCCAGCCGAACAACCGTTGCCTTTGGTACGATGTTTCGCTTGTGCCAGCAGAACTCAAAACACCTGATTTTAAAATACCAACCGAAATCTACAGCGTTGAAAACCATGCCAAGTGGTCAGCTAAAGACGAATGGTTCTACAACTTTGACGAGATAAAGCATGACTGAAAAACGCTATTGCACAAGCTGTGAGGTTATGCGCCCAGCAGACTACGGCAAGATGATTAAGGCTGGAAAGATTAACAGGTGGAAATGTACTGCCTGTTTTGAACGAATTAACATACCAAAATACGCAAAAAAGGTGTCTAAATGAACGCTTATGACCTTGCAGATAGATTAGAACAGTTTTATACAGGTACGCATATTCAAAAAGCTGCTGAAGAATTGCGTAAATTGCAAAAAGAAAATGAAGAATTAAAAGAAAGTTTAAGAAAGGCACAAGAGAAATGAAAGACGATTACGCATTACCCCTTATTGTTTTACGCAGATTAAGCCAAGAATATGAGGATGCCATGCTTAAACGGCAGACTGCTTTGGCCTACCAAACGGCTGAGAAGATGGTTGAAATGGCATTAAAGCTGCAAGATGTAGCTGATGACTAATGCCGCAATGCGTAATCCAAACGCAAAACATATAGATTATGGGTTTTTACAGGGAGAAATACCTGACAATCCTAACTTTATGCCTAGCAACATTGACGGGATTATTGAACGCAATGGTTCGTTTATGGTGCTTGAATGGAAACGCAGAAACGAGAAGATTAGCAAAGGCCAAGAACGCTTACTAAAAGCACTAGCCCAAAACAATATTACCGTAGCAATAATATGCGGTGATACTGATAACGGGCTTAATTTTGACCATTGCTGGCTATTGAATAACAAAGGTGAACCCGAAGTAAAATACACCAAATACGAAGATTTTTTGGAATACTACAAGTTTTGGTATAGCCTGGCATGAACAAAGAGAAAAAACAACATTATGATAGAGTGGCGAGATTGGGTTGCATCTTGTGCAAAAGACAAGGCAACGAGGGAACACCGTGCGAAATTCATCACATTAGACGAGGTGGCATACGAAGCAGCAGTCCTGTTATCGGCCTTTGTCCCTATCACCATCGAGGAGCAAATACCAGTATTCACGGCATGGGTAGACGGCGCTTTGAGCGAGAGTATTCTGTCACGGAAGAAGAATTACTTGAAGAAACACTTGCGCTGATATGCTAGTTCTTAACCTGCCGCTACCCCCTAGCGTAAACAGCTACCGCACCATATTCCGTAACAGGATGGGTATAAGTAAGGCTGGCAAAGAGTTTAAATCTCAGGTTTTTGACTATGTAATGGAGTACAAAGTACCCAAACTAGGTACTGCCAGGTTAGAGATGAAGGTTATCTTGTACCCCCGTGACCGCAGAAAGCAAGATATTGACAACAGAATTAAGGCCTTATGGGATGCTTTAGGCGATGCCGGTGTATTTGACGATGACGAGCAGATTGATGTTTTAATGATTGAGCGTGGTGAAATCAAAAAAGGCGGTGGGTGTCTTGTAATGATTGAAATATTGGAAGATAATAAGTAAAAGCGTGAGGCTTTTAGCCCCCCTAAAAAGGGGCTTTTTTTAAAGGAAAAACCATGAACGATAATGTTGCTCTATTTGCTGCCACCCTGTTGCACTCAGCAACGAACACCCATTTCTTTCATTGGTCTACGGATTCCTACGCTAAACACAAGGCTTTGCGCCAATACTATGATGGAATTGTGCCATTGGTAGATGATTATGTTGAAGCCTTTTCGGGTGCGTATGAACAGATAAAGACTTTTCCAAGCGTGTATCACCAGCCTAAAGACCCAATCAAATACCTGCAAAGCCTGCAAAAGTTTGTAAAAGAAGCAAGAGATGACCTGCCAAAAGACGAACAACTTTGCAATTTGGTTGATGCTATTGCAGACCAAATAGATTCAACAACCTATAAACTGCGTTTCCTTAAGTAATGCAATTAGTAGGTTTATCTGCTTTAGAGTACGATGAACAGTATTATTCAGAGCATAAAGAAGCCAACCTAGATTACCTTGGACATGGGTACTGGCAAGAAGAATACGCCAAGATGGTGTCTAAGGGTTTACCCCAAGGCTCTACTGTATTTGATGGTGGATGTGCTTGCGGCTCAATTCTCAATGGATTCAAGAAGTTAGGCTACAAAACCATAGGTATGGACTTATCGTCTTACATGGTTGAACTGGGTACAGAAAACTTTGATAACGATGAACTTATCTGCGGTTCACTTACCAAAATCCCATTAGCAGATAATTCAGTAGATTTAGTCCATTCTGCACAGGTCTTAGAACACATCCCGCAAGAGCTTATGGATGACATTATTTCTGAGTTTGAGCGCATCTTAAAGCCTGGCGGTAGAATGTTTTTATGTTTAGATGCAATACGAGATGGTGAAACCAAAGATATGTATATGGGTGACCCTACCCATGTAAATATCCAACCTATTGAATACTGGGCAAAATTAGTTAAAAAAGGTAATTTACTATTTGATGTTCAAAGGTATAATGATTTCGTACGCTCAGAGTACCGACCCACAGAAGGGGAAAACTCCAACTTCTACCAGGCATACCCTTATTGGAGCGTGTTTACTTTAATTAAGGAATAACCATGCCACTTGACAAATCAGGGTCAGTTCAATCAGTAGGTAAGAACATTAAAGCCGAAATGAAAGCTGGAAAGCCTAAAAAACAGGCAGTCGCTATTGCTCTTAATGTAGAACGGGACAATGCTAAAGGCAAACGCAAGGCCAAGCTAGAAGAAGCCTATGGTCGTTTCTTAGGTGAGCGAAGTGAGTCGTAAAGACCAAATCCGTGCCGCAGTAGAAAAGCACGATAAACCCATACCCAAGACAACAACGGGTAAGGACAAGAATTACCTGCCAACTGAGCAGGGCGCAGGAATGACAGCAAAAGGAAGGGCGGCTTATAACCGCAAGAACAACGCAAATTTACAAGCACCCCAATCTAGTGGGCCAAGACACGATAGTTTCTGTGCAAGGTCAGCAGGATGGACTGGGGAACGGGGCAAAGCAGCAAGAGCAAGGTGGAAATGTTAATGAAACCAGGACTATACGCAAATATTCATGCTAAACGGGCTAGGATTAAAGCCGGTTCAGGCGAAAAGATGGCTAAAAAGGGCGCAGAAGGCAGACCTAGCGCA